AATGTTTTAATTGCTGACAACACTCTTGCTTTAATTTCATTGTCTGTTATTGTTGCACCTTGTGCCTTAACAACTTTAAATGTTCCTTGTAATGTAATGTCTGCTGTTGAACCAAATAGTTTTTTAAATTTTGCTGGTGTATAAATTAATTGGTCACCAATTGCTTTGTATGAATTCAATGCTGATGCAAATAAAGTGTTTAACTCTTCAACACTTGGTTCTATTGGAAACAAGTCTGCTGATTGATTGTTTGCTGTCCAGGTTAATACATTATCATAATAGTTGCTAGTCATTACAATTAATTCTACTACATTTGAAATACTAGGATCAATTCTTTGATCTCTTGGAGCAGTGTGCTTCCACTGGAAGAATAACGGATTAGTAACACCACTTGATGTGATAGATGATCTACCAATATTTGCTCTGTAAATTATTGAATTAATTGTTGTTGTATATTCTCCTTGTGAACCTGTTGTTGTTACAAGTGTACCATTGTTATAAAACTTCTTATCAGTTGTTAAAAATTCAATACCAGAATTAGTTAATGCTGATACAACTTTTGCTGTTGAAGATAATCTATAATATGTGTAACCATCAAACTCAACATAACTTTCAAAAGTGATATAATTTTTTGTATCAACAGTGTCTTGGATTAAATCATCTATTGACAACGGATAGTCCGGTGTTCCGTCTTCATCATTATCGAACGGAGCAATTTTAACTTTGCGATCATCAACATACCCATCTTGTTCTATAAAACTATCTACTACTGCTAACTTAATTGTGTCTGGTAATTTTCCTCCTAGTGAATGAGGTGTAATTGTAACTGTCGGTGGAGAAGTATAACCACTGCCACCTGATATAATTGTAATGTTTACAATTGATCCATTGAATATTGTTGCAACCACAGAAGCACCTGTTCCAGTGCCTCCTGAAAAATTAATAATTGGTGCATTAGTATAATCAGAGCCTGTTCTGTTGTTATACGTTATTGCCGCATTGTTAAATGAATTTAAAAATCCTGTTACTATTCCATTAGCAAGTGCTGTTGGATAAACACTTAACGCACCGGTTGTTGAACCAGATAATGTATCACCTGATGTTTGAGCACTAAATGATCCACTAACTTCTGTTAATTGAATTGTTGCTGTACCTACAGCACCAACTTTTACTTTTCCTGTTGCACCTGTGTTTGCTTGAGTGATAGTTTCACCTAGTTGTACTGTCACTGATCCACTAACGTTAAGATTTAAATCAATAGTTGCTTTAACTGTTGCACCAGCACCTTTTTCAATTTGTGTGTTAACATCTGGTAAAATATCAATTCTGTCTTGAACACTTAAACCAGTTTTTGTATCTAATGTTTTGTAATCTTTTACATAAAAGAATCTAACATCATCAGTCGACTGGAATACATAATCTAAACCTCTTGCTGTCAATGTAAATTTAGCATTTGTGTTTGCACCTTTTTCTGTAAATGTAGATTTAATTAACCAACTTGCATCGTTATTGGTTCCTGGTGCACCGCCACCTATACTATTATTTTTACTAGTAAACTCGCTTGACGTATCAATGTCGTTATTACTAATTAAATACCATTCTTCTGTTTTACTAGATGAATTATAAAAGTTATAGCCTAGACCAAATGTTGCCAAAGTTGTTGATGATGCAGTTAACTGTGCTAAAATATTTGCACGTTCTGTTGCACTAAACTGTGTTCTAAAATGTGGTAGTACTGTTCTTGCAAGATATCCTGTTGGTATTGATTCACTTAAGAAAACTGGTCCTGTTGTTAGTGATGTTGGATTTCCGTTTGCTGTAATGCTTTTTACTGTTGCCCAAATTGTTTTTGTTGGATTATTAAAATCATCTACAAACTCAATCTTAGAACCTTTTCTAATATAACCGTGCCTGTTAGTTGATGGATCTGTAGAAACTTTTCTTGTTGTTGATGTGTTATCCGTTGTAAAGTATCCGTAAAAACTAGAAGTTGCTGTTGGCATAGTTCTCCATATTGCTGAATCATTACCTGTACCTTCAAATCTAAATGTTCCTACACCAGTAGTTAAATTACTTTCAACATCTTTTTTATAACTATCGAAATAAAAGTTTTGCATTTGAATTTGTTGAATCATTTTTTCCATATCGTCAACAACATTTTCATATGAACTATTATCTAAAACCGATATTGTACTTTCTGATGTATTTGGAGATTTATATGCCATACCATCTTCTCCAATACAATTTACATTGGCAACTGTACCAGTTGGATCTTGTATATCAATAAATCTTGAATGTCCTGCATGTGTTTTATTAATTGCTTTTATCTTTTGTATTCCTTCTACTTTTGTAACAGGAAATACATTATAATCTTCAGCAGTAATCATTCTGTCTTGTGTATAATATGCTTGTGCTGAGTTTCCTTTAATTGCACTCGATGACTCTCTTGGTTGTGAGTTTGTAATAGTATAATTTAAACTGAACGCCATTGTTAAATCAAAATTTTGATTTGCTTTGTTTACATAACCAAATGCAATACCTTTGTTTTGAATATCTGTTGATTGTATTGCTTCACCTTGCGACTTGCTAGATCTATACCAAATTCTATATAAGCCTACTGGTATGTTACCAAATTGTCCATCTGAAAACTGTATTGTAACTTGATCATTTAATCTTGTTTTTACATCAAATATATTTCTTTCACTTAATGCTAAACTGTTATATATAATATTTTGTCCAGATAATGCTGGAACATTTTTCCATGTTGATTCAACAAGACCGTTTTGATCAATTTCTTGTACCCATACATCTGTATTATTAATGTTTGGTGTATCAATATTAACTGTTCTATTTTGTACAGGTTGGTCAAAGTTAAAATCTTGATAATCAATTGCTCCTTCTTTCATGTACATGAAGAATCCGGTTCCATTACTAGCAAAACCTTTTCCGTCATTTTTATAAATTACATTAAATGAATTTAAAGGATTTGGATTTGCTTCTTCAACAAATCCTGCTATATTAAATGAAGCTGGAACAATTTCAAATGTATAGTTTTCGTTGTTTACTTTTGATGTAAACGGATAAGCAACTTGCACACCCTTAACATTATTAAAATGATAAAGGTCGTGATTTAAAGATTGTATTGCTTGTGATTGAACTGGCTTACCAAATTGATTAGATGAATCAAATGATGTGTTTAAAACTGTAATAAACTGCTCGTACCAATTTGGATTATTTGGATCGTTCCAACGAACTTCAACACTACTTAAATTATTACCTTGACTGTCTATTATTGGCTCGTTTGTTTTTATTGCTGTTAGTTTTACAAGTCCACGTGCTGGATAGTTACGTTTTGGTTTGTAACTTAACATGTTTGCAAGTTTTAAAATTGAATCTCTTCTTGAGGCTGTGTCGACAAAATTTTCTCTAGCATTTAAGTCAACTCTAAATGATAAACTTTGACCAAGATATGCTAATAGGTCTATGATAGCAATGAATTCAGATGAGTTAATGTAGTCATTAAATTCTTCTGGATAGTTTCTTTGAATGTAATTTAACATTGACACTCTGATAGTATCAAAGTCATATGATCTAAAGTCTGCGTCTTGGAAACTTCTGTAAATTACTTTCCAGTCTTCTGCCGCAAATAAATTTGATTGTCTAACTAGTTGTCCCATTATTAATATCCGCCTCCGCCGGCGCCACCGCCTGCACCACCACTTGATCCGCTACCTGACCCACCTGTACCGGATTGTAATCCGCCACTGTTTCTAGGCATGCCACTTGCTGATTGGTTCACATTAAATTCAACCATCATTTGTTCGACCATGTTTTGTGGTAATATGTTTATTTTTAAATTTATGATTATACCTGCTTCGAAGCCACTGATGTCTGCTTCTAATAATTCTACTCTTGGATCTTGACCTACAATTGCTTTTGCATCTTCAAGCATAATTTCTTTAGTTTGTTCATCCAAAGGCTCGTAAAGATAATCCCATATAACGCTACCAAACTCTGGCATCATTACACGTTCACCTCTAGCAGTCATAAAATGATTGTAAATATCTTGTTTGATTATGTCAGCATCATATAATACACCATTTCGAGCATTTGGACTATTTGAAGCAAACCCACGATAGATACGTGGAGTAACATAGTTACTTTGTGGGGAACTCACTGTAGAAGCTGGAGAGATTACACGTGATTGGTTCCCTATTGATCCATTATAATTAGTCGGTGTATTAAGTGCCATAATTTTCCTTTAACTGCTGTGTTATTAATATTTATGTACAAAGATAAATGCGTATATAATAATAAACTATTTAAACAACATAAATAACTTTGTTATGAAAATTAAGGATATAGACGAAACATTTAGTGGGTCAATTGCTACTGGTATGGGCAACGGAAACGGGTTCAAATCTGGTGGAATTGGCATGGTTGCTCGTAAAAAGAAAAAATCAAAAACTGAGGACGCACAGATTGGTGGAAAAATCAGCAATACCAACAAAAGATACGGTCCTGCAAAAGGTCCTAAATTTACTGCTGGTGCTGGCATGAAAAATGCTACATATCCACCTAAATCAAAGTAAATCAGTTTAACAGCATATATAACGTAAATCAATAAATACGTATGTAGGTGTATTAAACAATGAAAAAATATGATCAGTACATAGCCGCAGATAGAATAGACGCTCATTTGC